AATACAATTCCGCCGTGGCACCACGGCTCAACATAGCAGCTTCACCGGCGCCGTTGGCGAGGTGACGGTTGACACCGACAAGGATGTCGTCGTCGTCCACGATGGCTCGACGGCCGGCGGCTTTCCGATGCTGAAGGCGGCCGATCTGACCGCCGGCACGGGCATCAGCATCGCCGGCACGACGATCACGAATACTGCCCCGGATCAAACAGTCTCGCTGACGGCCAGCACCGGGATCAGCGTCTCTGGCACCTATCCCAGCTTCACGGTGACCAACACGGCCCCAGATCAGACTGTCGCGCTTACGGCTGGCACGAGCATCACGATCTCTGGCACCTATCCCAACTTCACGATCACGAACGCCGCCCCGGATCAGACTGTCGCGCTTACGGCGGGCAGCAACGTCACGATCACGGGCAGCTATCCCAACTTCACCATCGCGGCGACGGACACCAACACGACCTACACGGCCGGCACGGGCTTGCAGCTTGTCGGCACCGAGTTCAGCGTCGACTCGACGGTGGTCACCACCAGCGGCACGCAGACACTCACCGGCAAGACGCTGACAGACCCGGCCATCGTCGGCACGATCCTCGAAGATGTCTACACCATCTCCGACGGCGCCGCCTTCGAGATCGACCCCGGCAACGGCTCTGTGCAACTCATCACGCTGGGTGCCAGCCGCACACCGAAGGCCACGAACTTTGCCGCCGGTGAAGCTGTCACGCTGCTGGTCGATGACGGTTCTGCCTACACGCTGACATGGACGGATGCCACATTCGGCGGCTCTGGCGTGGTATGGAAGACGGACGGCGGCGTGGCGCCTACGCTGAACACGACGGGCTACACGGTCATCGTGCTGTTCAAGGTGGCTTCACAGGTCTACGGCGCTCGCGTGGGGGATGCGTGATGCTGAAATCTAAGCTGCTTTCCGCTACGGCGGCGGCTGGTGAACTGCTTGCGATTGAGGACGTGTTCTCGACGTGGCTCTATACGGGCAACGGCTCCACGCAGACGATCACCAACGGGATTGACCTTGCTGGTGAAGGTGGGCTGGTTTGGTTTAAAAATAGACCAACAAACAATACCTATCATGCCCTTTACGACACAGAACGTGGCACTGAAAAATACTTGATGACAAATGTTACATCTGCTGAACAGACGTTTTTAAATAATGGTGTAACTTCTTTTAACGCAGATGGGTTTACTGTCGCAGGGACATCTGATTGGTTTAATGCAAGTGGACAGAATATCGCCTCATGGACCTTCCGCAAGGCCCCGCGCTTTTTTGATGTGGTGACGTATACGGGGAATAGCACAGCAAGGACTATTAGCCATAATTTGGGAGTAACTCCCGGTTGCATAATAGTCAAAGCCTATAGCGGTAGCATATCTGGCTCGCAGAACTGGCCTGTATGGCACAGGTCCATTGCAAATACAGAAGCTTTGTTTCTTAATACAACAGATGCAAAATTTAGTATAGCTTCTGGTTATTGGAACAGCACGTCTCCAACCAGCACTGAATTTTCTCTTGGCGCAGCCAATGCTGTAAATGGCACGGGAATGACCTACGTCGCCTACCTCTTCGCCCACGATCCGCTGGGGCCGTCTGGTGATGGCAGCGATGGGCTGATTGCGTGTGGGAGTTATACGGGGAATGGCTCAAGCAACGGGCCTGAGATTACGCTGGGGTGGGAGCCGCAGTGGATACTTGTGAAGCGCACAGATAGTGCTGACAACTGGTTCCTTGTGGACATCATGCGTGGAATTACGACAAGCGGTGCAGACCCTTGGCTGCTTCCAAACACTTCTGGCGCAGAATCTACAATCACAGATGACTACATTGATGTAACTGCAACAGGCTTCAAGCTCAAGCGATCCACTGGCGAGTTCAATGCCAACGGCGGCACCTACATCTACATCGCCATCCGCCGTGGCCCGATGCGTGAGCCGACGAGCGGGACGGAGGTGTTTGATGTTCAGTTTAACGGTGGTAACGACCCAAGTAGAGCGCCTGTATATCAATCTGGTTTTGTTACTGACATGGCTATTGTTGGGCTGCGCACGGGTGGATCAGTAAACTACCCGTATACCGGCAATCGTCTGATGGGCATCCAAACCCTTGAAACGCACAATACTGATGCTGAAGAGTCTGGTGGGGCAACTTTCCAATGGGACTTCATGGATGGCTTCATTGATTCAGTGCCCAGTGTAATTACAGATACACAAATCGCTTGGATGTTCCGCCGAGCCCCCGGCTTCTTCGATGTGGTGGCGTATACTGGAAACCAAACAAACAGAACTATAAGCCATAACCTTGGCGCTGTCCCTGAAATTATGATTCATAAATCTAGGGATCAGACCGTTAGACATTGGATTGTTTATCATAAAGACATTGGGACATCTGCTGCGCTTTGTCTTGATCTTATAGATTCAACTTCTGGAGTATATTCGGCTGACTACTGGAACGCAACTGCACCCACAGATACTGTATTTAGTCTTGGTTCTGCATATAATGCTACCAACGCAAATAATTCGACCTTCATCACTTACCTCTTCGCCACCCTCCCCGGCGTGAGCAAGGTCGGAAGCTACACGGGCAACGGCTCGTCGCAGACAATCAACTGCGGCTTTACGGGCGGTGCGCGGTTTGTCCTCATCAAGCGGACGGACAGCACAGGCGATTGGCTAGTTTACGACACAGCAAGAGGAATAAATGTGGGCGATGACCCAAGGCTATTTCTGAACAATACCAATGCAGAAGTTTCGGACACAAATTCCATTAACGTCGATGGGTCAGGCTTCAGCGTTAACAACGATGGAAATTTCACGAATGCCTCTGGTGGCTCCTACATCTTCCTCGCAATCGCATAATCAATCCCATCTGAAAGGATCAATCTCATGGGCGACTACAGACACAGAACATCAGGCGAAGTAAAATCGCAGGGCGAGTGGCGTCGGCATCATGCCAACACCTCGTTCCCCCGCGTCTGGACGCAGGCCACGCTGGAAAGCCTCATGCTCGATCCGGTGTTCCCCACGCCCCAGCCGGACACAGGCCCGTATCAGACCGCAGCGCGCGATGGCGTCGAGCAGGACGCGAAGGGCCATTGGGTCGAGCGGTGGACGATCCGCGACATGTTCGCCGACTATACCGACGACGAGGGCGTGACGCATACGAAGGCCGAGCAGGAGCAGGCGTATCAGGCTGGCCTCGATGCAACAGCGGCTACGAGCGTGCGTGCCCAGCGTGATCGTCTGTTGGCAGAGACGGATTGGATCGTCATCATGCACACCGAGAAGGGCACGAACATCCCGGCGGAATGGGAACTGTATCGGCAGGCGCTTCGTGATATAACAGGGCAAGCAGGGTTCCCGCATCAGGTCGAGTGGCCCGTTAAACCGTAAGGAGCGATCATGCTCGGGTTTTCGCCGCTTGCCTCGACCACGCTCGCTGACGACGTAGGGGCCGCATCCTACACCCTTGTGGCCGATGCGGCCTCTTTCGCCATCAGCGGGCAGGATGCCGGCCTTCTTGTCGCCACCGTTCTCGCGGCGGATCACGGCTCTTTCGCAGCGTCCGGGCAGACGGCGGCCTTCATCGTATCGATGGCCGCCGACGCTGGCAGCTTCACGCTGACCGGGCAGGATGCCGACCGCCGCTTCGTCGGCCGCATGTCGGTGACGCAGGGAACGTGGATCACCGCCGGCCAGATCGCGAACATGAAGGTCAGCAAGCTGGCGAACGCCGGCACCTTCGCGCTGACGGGCCAGAACGCGGGCTTCGGCTTCTTCCTGCCTTCCGACGCCGGCAGCTTCACGTTGACGGGGCAGGAAGCCTTCTTCAATGTCAGGCTGACGGCGGGCGCGGGCGCGTTCGCTCTCGCCGGGCAGGCGGCGAACACGAATACGACCTTCTCCCACGGGGCCGGCAGCTTCACGCTGACGGGGCAGGACGCCAACATCTCGCCGACCACGGTGATCGACGGCGGCACGGGCAGCTTCGCGCTGACGGGCCAGGACGCGGGCCTTCTGCGGGATTACGCCCTCGTCGGCGGCACGGGCACATTCGCGCTGACGTTCGAGGACATCGACATCAGCACGAGCCTCACGGCCGGCGCCGGCGTGTTCGCCCTAAGCGGGCAGGACGCGAACCTGCTCGTCAACACCGCGCTGGTCGGCGGCGAAGGGTCGTTCACGCTGACGACGCAGGATGCCGACCTCGATCTGAACCGCAGGCTGGACGCCGGCGCAGGCACGTTCACGGTTGGCGTCGAGACGGCCACATTCCGCGTGCGGCGGCCGCTGCCTGCGGAACGTGGCGCCTTCACGTTGACGGGGCAGGACACAGGTCTAATCTTCGGCCGCAGCCTGATCGCCGCGCATGGCACCTTCACGCTGACCGGCGACGAGGCCGACCTAATCCCGGATCTGTCGCTCCCGGCGGCGGTCGGCACCTTCACGCTGGCGGGTCAGGCGGCGGCGTTCGGTCGCTTCTTGAGGATCGGGCAGGCCGGCCTCTTCACGCTGACGGGGCAGGACGCGGGCCTGATCGCCGCTCGCGGCCGCCGGTTCGAGCATGTCAACACAAATGCAACCATCACCCTCTCGCTTGCGGGGGCGAATGCTGCTATAGTTTCCCCGGTGAACAACGAGGCGGCGTGATGGCCTTCTATCTCAAGCAGAATGACACCGCCCCGTCGATCCGGGCAACCCTCGAGAACGGGAACGGCGACCCGATTGATCTGATCAATGCCACCGTGCGCTTTCACATGCGCGCGCTCGGCAGCAACACGACGAAGGTCGATGCGGCGGCAACGGTCATTTCGGCCGCCCTTGGCATCGTGCAATACAACTGGATCGCGGCCGACACCGATACGGTCGGCACCTACACGGCCGAGTTCGAGGTGACTTATCCTGACGCGACCGTCGAGACATTCCCGAATAACACCTACATTCGGGTCGAGATCACAGATGATATTGCGTGAGGCCGCGATGGAACTTTTCGACACGGTGATGCAG